TCTATCATTTTTTGACAAGTTTCTTCGTCAATAAAGTTTTCATAAACAACAATATCCTTTGTAATTCTTTTCTTATTTTCTAGGTTCATTTTATTCTCTTTTCTTTATCAGCATTCATTTTATTTGGATGAGCATCTCTAAATTTTTGCATAATGTCTGGCTGCATATCTTTCCAAACATCTTTTCCAAATTCAGCCTCTTTCTCAAACCATTCATCATCACCAATTTCATATTTCATCCAATACATTCTGGAGATATATTTCTTTTCTCCCTTTGCTGGCATTACGCCATGTAGATATACTTGGCCTTCTTTAGTCAAGATATCTGGATGTCCAGATGGAAATATTAAGTAGTCTCCTGCTTCTGGCTTGTACATATAGGCTTCTCCATCAACAATAAAGTCAATCTCTCCACCCTCGTAGTCGTCATTAAAGTATGTGAGTGCAGTAATTCCAAACTTATATCCTGGACTTACAATTGGTTCTCTGATAAAGTCAGAGTGGTATGCCATTGCCAAAGGATCCTCTATGTCCGTTTTATATCTTGCGATTGCTGGTCCATTTGTTGTCCAAAGATTAAAGGACTCTCCTTCACGGTTTACCACGATCTTATCTTTGTCAAAGTCAACATTGTTTTTATTAATATAGTCTTGTGTTGCTAAGTGAAAGTTTTCAAAGACTTCTAGTACTGCAAGTTTCTGGGCTTCTTCATTTTCTGTCTTTGTTTCTATTTTTCTAATTTCTTCAATGCTCATTGTGTGTGGATAATCCTTGAACAATGGATTCATGTATTCACCAAAATGAGACCACTTAGTCCAAGGACTAAAAATAGCGTCTTCACTTTCATCTTTTAATATCTCAAGAGTTTTTGAGATATCTTTAAAAAGATTCTTATATACAAAGATTTTTGGATAAAGTTCAACATGCTCTAGGACTTTTTCTGTCATGGCTTTCTATCTCCTGTGTGCTCTGTAATCTCCCAAAAGAATGGGCATGTGTATCTAATACCACTCTTAATTTCTGTTACTCCGTGAACATAATTCATATCCCCTGGGAAAAAATATGCAGCACCTTTTTTGGGTTTAAACTTTACATCCTGTAGTGGGAAATATAACTCTCCACCTTCATAGTCCTCATTTAAATAGAACAGGCTTGAAAGATCATAGTTTGGAAAATCATTTGGAAGTCCAGCATCTGGACCTTCGTGCAGTTCTTTGTCTGCGTGGGGGTTCTGAAACTGCCCTGGGAGCCATCTAACGATGGTTGTGCCAGTAGGGGTAACCTTTACCTTATAGAACTCTTCAACTATCGGCTTAAGCCTTTGAAACAGTCCTGCAATTACTGGTGCGATTGTTGGATCATTTTTATCTAAAGTTGGACTAGTTGCTACTCGGTCTTTCCAGTATTCAGAGTCATAGACTACTGTTCCGTTTTCGTTAACATGGCTTTGAGTTACATCCCAAATTGTTAAAGACTTTGCAGCCTTTTCTAAAAAATCCATTTCTTCTTGAGTCATAAAATTCTCTAACTCAACAATCATTTCTTTGCCATTGCCAAACCAGCCAGAAGGCGTCAGTGACGGTTTTCTAACTACAACGGAAGCATCCATTTTGTCCATAATTGAATTATATCATAGGGTTTTGCCCTACAATTTCCTCTCTATCTCTAGTTGTTTTAAGAACCTATCTGCACTAAATCTCCAGTTGTCTTTTGCAAATGAAGTAACAATCCTAATACATAGGTCTTCATAATCTTCTTTATTTAACTTGTCTTTAACCTTGTGCAAAGCATCAACTGTATCAATATAGTTTTGCCTTACAAAAGATGGATCTCCCGCATGATTCCTCTTTAAAACCTTTGTATTGATTTTCCCTGATGGCTCATACATAGAAACCGTTAGGTAATCTTTTGCAAACCCAGCATCTTGATACATTTCGTAACCCTCTAATGCCTGCTCTAGATTATCAAAGGATATGATAGATCTTACAGGAGACTCTCCATCTCTTGAAACAGTTATCATATAGTGACCAATTTTGCCTTCTTTAGAGTTTTTGATATAGTCATTAACTATGTCAAAGTGTATGTAGTTTAACTCATCCATTATCTACCCTGACTTGTTTGGTCTTCTACACTAAGTTTTAAAGCCTTTACTTCGTGAGACCCTAAAGACTCTTGTTTTTCATTAACAGCATTTCTATACCAATCAGTCCACTCTCCAGTAGAGTTTAGTACTTGGGCTGCTTCTCCATAAGATATGTTTGCTTCTACCCTTTTTCTATCCTCATCTTTGTAATCAACTATTTTTATAACCGTATTGTTTAATTGTGTTAAGGATATTGGAATAATTGTTGCAACTGGAGTTCCAGCCTTAATTATTATTCTTTTATTTGCAGCCCTTGCTTTTAGTGCTAAAGGAAAGGGGTTGTCGTAAAAAGATGTGCTAACTACATAAGACATTGTTTCAAATTCATCACTAAAATAGTTAACTGGATTGATAGCAAGTATGCTAACGTCCTGATCTGTTCTAAATATTAATCCTGTATCCATACTTATAGATGATTGTCCTCTTCCAGAATACGCTCTTTCTGGATTAAATATTTTAATGTGGTCAGGAGTTTGATCATTTATTCCGTCCCACTCAAACTCAATATCTTCTATGCAGGACAGGCTATAGCCAACAACGTTTGCCTGAGTTACTGGGAAACATCTGTAGGCATGATTTTCAGAAGTGTCATCCATCCAATCTCTTTTAATAGACATTGGAGATATCTCAAAAAGACATCCTGGAGTTTTTTCAACTGAAATATTGAACATTAGTCTTTATCCGCAACATACATTTCTGGAGTGTGAAACTTTTTATTGTAATCAAGCATAGTTACAATAGAATACTTTGTTCCTGAGTGTACTGGCATTGCACGATGAGGATACATAAATGTTGATGGGAAGATAAATAAATCTCCAGCCTCTGGCTTGACAGTCAAACCTTGTAGTCTAAAGTTTAACTCTCCGCCATCGTAATCATCATTTACATAGGCAACAAGGGATACTGTACAGTTGTATGAGAAGCCATGATCATGGTGCTCTTGGAAGTGTTGCCCTGGTCCATACTTGATAAAGTTAAATGCTTCCCAGTACTTCAATTCGTGAATGTTATGTATCTTACAATAGTCTTCAACTGCTGGGGCTTGTGCATCATACACATCTTGCCACAACTCTTGAAGTTTAAGACTTGTTGGGCTCTTGTCATACTCAATATCTGTTTTCTTAAACTTGAAATCATTACAGTCTCTATAGTCTGGCATTAGTTGCTTGTATCCAACGTATGCGGGTAGCCAAGCATATCCTGTTGTATCTCCTACGGGCTTTAAGTTAGACTCTAGTCTATTAATAACATCAATTTCTTTTTTGATTACACCTTTGTAGCAAAAGATTCCATTGCCAAGGTCTTGCCTATCTGTCCATGTTTGCATAATATATTTCCTTATCTATATTCTCTTCTTGACCAAACGTTATTCTTATATACCCCGCCGTCTGGCTGTCTATAAGTTTTCATATTAGTAACCATTCTATCATAAATTGTAACCTGATCTAATATTTCTATTTCATGATCCCAGTTTTCTCTTTTAAAAGGAAGAAACTGCATGTATGGAGTCCCTGCTGGTATCAATCCTTCCCAACCTTCGGCAACAAAAAATGGAAAAGTTCCTGGTATAGAAACTTTATCACTATCAATAATTCCAGAAGTATTTAGGAATGGCAAATCAAATCTATTCATAGGAGTCATAAACAAAGCACTATAGCCTTCTGGAAGAGAGACTTCCCAGTCTGGGTACCATGCAAAATGGTGTTGGTAAAACCCCTTTGGATGTTCAAACTGTGGCATTGGCGGTCTTTTTGTAACAAAGTCTTTATATTTTGGATCACTAATTTTGACATCAATTGTGCCCTGAGCATTTTTAAAAAACTCTAAGTCACATGGAGTTTTTAAAACATATCCAGTTATAAAAGCATCAAGTATCGCTGGACAGGCTTTCCAGGTAGGAATTCTTCCATAATCATCATCTGTTCCTTCTTTAGGAAAAGGACAAGTTCCTTTGGGTGCTTTATAGTATTCTCCATTTGGCATTTTTGCAAATCTGTCAGCATCTTTATACCATTCTGGAATTTCATTTTGAGTTGAAGTTGGTACAGATTTGCTGTCTTTGTTTAGCCATGCTCTGAATGATCTAAAGGTTGCTATATTGTATTTTTCATCACTCATTAGTGACTCAGTTCATTAATATCTGTCATAATGACTACACAATATTTTGTGCCTGACTTCATTGGAAGTGACGCATGCTCATAAATATAGTTTGAAGGAAATACGGCAATATCTCCTACTCTTGGCTTATACACCAAATTATCTAATCTTGGAAAC